TCCACAACTACCAGCGCGCCGCCGGAATGGTAGAGGCGTTTGCCACTATGAACGAGCAGGGGCGCGAAGAATGGCTGAAGTTAACCGGCAATTCAGAGACCACTACGGAATCCCGGTACGGGTTATCCGGTGGGAGCCAGAAAAACAGCGCGTTATCTATCTTCGTGAAGCGCAAGGTTACGAGCATGAATGCTTCAGCCCGCTCGAGCAGTTCCAGCGTAAATTCAGAGAAATAAAGGACGACCATGAGCACTAAATTAACTGGTTACGTCTGGGACGCATGTGCCGCTTCTGGCATGAAGCTGTCCAGCGTGGCGATCATGGCGCGCCTGGCTGACTTCAGCAACGACGAGGGCGTGTGCTGGCCGTCCATCGAGACGATTGCCCGCCAGCTTGGCGCGGGTGAAAGCACTGTACGAACAGCGATTGGCAAGCTGGAGCAGGAAGGCTGGCTGACACGCCAGCAGCGCCGCAAAGGTAACCGTAACGCGTCGAATGTTTACCAGCTTAACGTGGCAAAACTTCAGGCTGCTGCCTTTTCTCACCTGTCAGAATCTGACGCCTCAAAATCTGACGTATCAAAATCTGATGGGTCGAATTCTGATGCCTCAAAATCTGACGCGTCGAAATCCAGCAAAACAGGCAGTTTTCACCCCTCAGAATCTGGGGGGGATCCGTCAGTAAATTCAACTACAGATCCATCAGATAAAAAACCTTCTTGTCCGGTTGCTGCGCAACCCGACGATGCGGTGGTGATCACCGATCAGGCTAAACAGGTTTTGACTTACCTGAACCAGAAGACCGGATCACGGTATCAGGTCAGTAAATCCTCGCTGGATAACATCCGTGGCCGCCTTGGTGACGGTTTCACCGTTGCTGAGCTGGAACTTGTTGTGGACTACACGACCGCAAAATGGGGGCAGGATCTGCGCATGGCTGAATACCTGCGCCCGACAACGCTTTTCCTGCCGTCAAAATTCCCTGGTTACCTTCAGGCCGCGAACAAGTGGGTTGAGGCAGGGCGCCCGGAACGGCGTAACGGCGAATGGGTAAGCAGCACAGCAGCGCGCGCCAGTTTCCAGAATGTGGATTATTCGCTGCCGGAAAACGCGGGGTTCCGGTCATGAGATACGGATCAGTTTGCAGTGGCATTGAAGCCGCCACCGTGGCGTGGGAAACATTGGGCTGGAAAGCATCATGGTTCGCTGAGATAGAAAAATTCCCATCGGCGGTGCTGGCAGAGCGCTGGCCTGAAGTTTCCAACCTTGGCGATATGACCAAAATCGCGGACGCGGTGCGCGCTGGTGATGTCGAAGCGCCTGATGTTCTGGTCGGCGGTACGCCTTGCCAGGCATTCAGTATCGCAGGCTTGCGTGAAGGCCTGTCTGATGACCGCGGCCAGTTAACCCTCTCATACGTGGAATTAGCCAATGCAATCGACGCAAAGCGCCGCGAACGCGGTGAGCCAGAATCAATCATCGTCTGGGAAAACGTCCCCGGCGTGCTCAGCAGTAAAGACAATGCCTTTGGATGCTTTCTGGCAGGACTTGCCGGAGAATGCAGTGAATTGCAGCCAGCAGGGGGAAAATGGACGCACGCAGGTTGTGTGTCTGGACCAGAAAGGATTATCGCCTGGCGCGTCCTTGATGCTCAATTTTTCGGAGTGGCCCAACGACGCAAGCGTGTGTTCGTTGTCGCAAGTGCTCGAAGTGGATTCGATCCCGCAAAAGTACTTTTTGAGTTCGAAGGCGTGCGCCGGGATACTCCGCCGCGCAGAGAACCGCAATCGGCAGTTGCCGCCCTTACTGCGCGAGGCGTTGGAACGTGTGGCGCGGACGACAACCAGGCACAAGCTGGGCACCTGATCGCCCAATGCGCAAACGGCGACGTCAGCCACACCCTGAAAAGTGAAGGCTTTGATGGCAGCGAAGATGGTACCGGGCGTGGTGTTCCTGTGGTTGCATTTGGCGGCGGTAACACCAGCGGAAATATCGATGTTGCAGCATGCCTGACCGCGAAAGGACAGCGCATTGATTTTGATGTTGAAACCTTCGCGGTTCATGGCACACAGGATCCTGACATTAACTGCGAACTGGCGCATACATTAGGCCGCAATCATGGACAGGAAAATGCCTGCATCGCCTTCAGCTACAAGGATCATGGTGCTGACGCAACAATTGATTTATCGCCAACCATCCGCGCCGGTAACCACGACACAAGCCACGCCAACAGCGGCCAGCCTCCGGCAGTTGCAAATGCGTTGTCCGTTCGCCGGCTGACACCTCGCGAATGTGAACGCCTTCAGGGATTCCCTGACGATCACACTCTGATTGTGTGGCGCGGCAAAGATGCTGCCGATTGTCCGGATGGCCCACGTTATAAAGCAATAGGGAACAGCATGGCGGTACCGGTCATGCGCTGGATCGGCGAACGCATTGCTGCAGCTTTGCCGGTTGCCGAACCAACCCCGCGCATTTACCAGCGTCCGTTCCTCAAATGGGCTGGCGGCAAGTATTCACTGCTGCCAGAACTCGATCGTCTCATCCCGGCAGGTAAACGCCTTATTGAGCCATTTTTGGGCGGCGGTTCAGTGTTTATCAATTCCGGAAAACATGGAAGTTTCCTGCTGGCGGACGTAAACGCTGATTTGATCAACCTGTACCAGATGTTAGCCATCGTTCCAGATCAGGTTCTGACGTTTGCCCGTCGCATGTTCACCAGTCTCAACACTGAGCGCGGTTATGGGATTGTTCGGGAAGAATTCAACGCGCAGCGGATAGACAGCATTGAGCGTGCTGCAGCATTCCTGTACCTGAACCGACACTGTTTTAACGGCCTGATTCGTTACAACCTCAGCGGGCAGTTTAATGTCGGCTTTGGCAAGTATCGCTCCCCGTATTTTCCGGAAGAAGAAATAAAAACCTTCGCCAACATGGCGCACAACTGCGTGTTTATGAACGCTGGTTTTCAGCGAACCCTGGCGCTGGCAGGTGAGGGCGATGTCGTTTACTGCGATCCGCCATATGAACCGATGCCCGGTATCGCAGGTTTTACCAACTATGCCGCTGGTGGGTTTACGTGGGACGACCAGCAGGCGTTAGCGCGCTGCTGTGTTGCTGCGCATCAGCGTGGCGCCAGAGTGGTGATCAGCAATTCCACCGCGCCGCGCATCATCGAGCTTTACAGTGGGCATGGCTTCGACCTGCACCATGTTAGCGCCCGCCGCGCCATATCAAGCAAAGGCAGCACGCGCGAAACCGCCACCGACATCGTGGCCATTCTCTGAGGGGGAAGTGTGGAAGACCGTAAACCACTGACTGACCGGCAGCAGCAGGTGCTTAACGCGCTGGTGGATTTTCATAATATGCACGGCTACCCGCCGACCTACACCGAGCTTGCGGCGCTGATTGGCGTCTCGTCGGGCAACGCTGCTTTTGAACACCTGCGCGCCCTTGTGAAAAAAGGCTACATCACGATCGCCAGCGGCACCGCGCGCGGAATCAAAGTGATCGGCGTAAACGACACGCTGGCGCTCGATGAAGCCGAACAAGTGATCCGGGCGCTCCTTGAGGGAGAGGAAAGCTCGACTGATCTGGCTCAGGAATGGCTGAAACGCAGAGGGTCCGCGGCATGAAGCTGAAATTACCTTTCCCGCCGAGCGTGAACACATACTGGCGCGCCCCGAATAAAGGGCCGCTGAAAGGCCGCCACCTCATCAGCGCCGCCGGGCGCAAGTACCAGAGCGACGCCTGCGCGGCAATCATCGAGCAGTTACGCCGTCTGCCAAAACCGTCAACTGAACTGGCCGCAGTGGAAATTACCCTTTACCCGCCGGACAACCGCCGCCGGGACATCGACAACTACAACAAAGCGCTGCTGGACTCGCTGACGCATGCCGGAGTGTGGGAGGACGACAGCCAGGTTAAACGCCTGCTGGTGGAGTGGGGACCGGTACAGCAGGGCGGCATGGTGGAGATCACGATCAGCAGGTTTGTACCAACAGCGGTTGCAGCCGCTTAAAGGAGATACGCATGCAGCAGATGAACGCAACACCACTTTGTCCACACCATCACTCATTACTGGCCGGACAGGAACTGACAATGAGCAGCCAGGAGATTGCCGATCTGGTTCAGTCACGGCACGACAAAGTGAAGCAGTCGATTGAAAGGCTTGCCGCAAAGGGCACAATCCAACTCCCCCCAATGGGGGAAGTTAGAAATCACCTCGGGCAAGCGGTCGCCGTGTATCTGGTAGGAAAGCGCGACAGCTATATCGTTGTAGCTCAGCTTTCGCCGGAATTTACCGCACGCCTTGTCGATCGCTGGCAGGAACTGGAAAGCCAGCAGGCAATGCAGGTTCCGAAGTCTTTACCTGAAGCGTTGCGCCTCGCCGCTGATCTGGCTGAACAGCAGCAACAGCTTAAACATGAACTGGCGGTAGCCGCGCCGAAAGTGGAATTTGTCGACCGTTATTGCTCCGCGAAAGGCTCGATGTCATTCCGGCAGGTGGCGAAGCTGCTTAACGCCAAAGAGCCCGAGTTTCGATGCTTCCTGCTGGATAACGACATTCTTTACCGCCTGGGCGGCACGCTGACACCGCGCCACCGCCATATTGCCCTTGGCCGGTTCGAAGTGAAAACCGGTACCAGCAGCGAAAACAATCATGCATTCAGCCAGGCACGATTTACCGCAAAAGGTGTGAAGTGGATTGGCGGTCTGTGGGCGGCATATATCGCGAAGGAGGGTGCTGAGTGAGGGCGCTGTTAAACCCCGTCGTGGTAACTGAGCTTGGCCTCGTCATGTTCCGTCCCGGCGTGGCCCTGCTGCCATATTTTCGCCGCGGGCGCATGTTGCTTGAAAACGAACCAGAGCGCCTGGCGGGTATGCCGAACGGTGAACTGCCACCAGCAGAGCAGCCGCTGGCGGAAGATCCGGCGCTGGCTGGCGTATTCGAAAATGAAGCGGTGTTGCGCCGCGCTGGCGGTATCAATGGTCTGGAAAGCTGGCTTGAATCCGGTACCGGATGCCAGTGGCCACACGAAAGCTGGCACGCAGAGAACATGACAACCATGCGTCACGCGCCGGGCGCGATCAGGCTGTGCTGGCATTGCGACAACATACTGCGCGAGCACAGCACCGAACAACTGGCGGGTATTGCCCGCGCAAATTGCGCTGCATACATCCTCACGTCCGCGCGCCGTGAGCTTGGTTTCGACGACTCCCATTCACTGACGCTGCCGGAATTTTGCTGGTGGCTGGCGCGTAACGGGCTTGCCGACGTGCTGCCGGAGGAAGCCGCCCGGCAGGTTTTACTTATGCCTAAGCCGGTCATTAAGTCGGTAACGCGTGAGCTTGACCTGGTGCCCGGCATGCCGCAGGCGCGGGAAATCGTTGAGGAAGTAGCTAAGCAGGTGCTGGCGCTGCGCATCGATCCGGAGACGCCTGAATCCTTCATGCTGCGCCCTAAGCGCCGCCGCTGGGAAAACGAGAAGTACACCCGCTGGGTTAAAGCGCAGCAATGCATGTGCTGCAACAACCCGGCAGACGATCCCCACCACCTTATCGGCCACGGTAATGGGGGAATGGGTACAAAGGCGCACGACCTGTTTGTGATCCCGCTTTGCAGAGCACATCACGACGCGTTGCACGCTGACACCGTGGTATTTGAAGAGAAATATGGCAGCCAGCTTGTGCTGCTGTTTCGTTTTTTAGATCGCGCGCTGGCCATCGGCGTGCTGGCGTAAAGTGGAGACGCTATGAACCTCGAATCATTACCTAAATTCTATTCGCCAAAGTCGCAGAAATATAACGACGAGACGCCAGCTACGGGCGGTATCGCACTGACCATTACCGATGTAATGGCGGCACAAGGCATGGTGCAGTCAAAAGCATCGCTTGGCTTTAATCTTTTCCTGGCAAAGATGGGGATTCAGGATCCGGCACCGGCGATTGATGAACTGATGAACTATGCGCTGGCGCTAAAAAAACCGGTGCTCATGAAACTCAGCGAGAAAGCCCGCCTAGAAATTCTGCCGGTGCTGGTGCAATTCGCCTATGCCGATTATTCACGCTCTGCGGCCAGTAAAGCGCGGTGCCCGCACTGTAATGGCCTTGGCGTGTTGCATGTCATGCGCGATGTGGTCAAGCACCCCGGTGTTAAAGGCGTGGAGGCAACTGTCAGGTATGAAGAGGTGGAAGAGATCTGCCATCATTGCGGCGGAAAAGGCGAGGTGAGAACAGCGTGCCGTGGCTGTAAAGGAAAGGGTGAAGTGCTCGATGAAAAGCGCACAAAGCTTCACGGCGTGCCGGTCAATAAGGTATGCGGTCGCTGTAACGGCAATCGCTACAGCCGCATACCGACAACCCTTGCCCGCGCACTGGTCAAAAAGGTTGTGCCAGACCTGACGAATTACGAATGGTATAGCGGTTATGCCGATGTGATTAACGCGCTGGTCACGAAATGCTGGCTTGAAGAGGCAAATGCAGAGATGCATTTAAGAAAAGTGACACGTTAGCCACATATTCGCGACTTATAGCGTCACGATGCTTGCAATATTCAAAAAAAATGGTTAGGATTTTCCCAACGATGGGCAATGTATGTCTACCGTTAAAACAATATTCGAAACCTCGCTTTGGCGGGGTTTTTCTTTTTGTGGAAATGGGCGGCTGGTGGGTGTTGTCGCACCCTACCAGCCATTCGCTCATGTTTGAGGTCACAAGCGAACCAGGGCCCACCGCTTTAGCGCAAAAGCATAGTGAGCCTATCAGAGTCCCGCTGACTGATCCATGAAAAATACTGTAAATTTAAACAGTATTGATTTAATCAATGCTGACTGCCTGCATTACATTGCTACCCTTCCTGATAACTCAATTGACCTGATTGTTACCGATCCGCCTTACTTCAAAGTAAAGCCGGATGGCTGGGACAATCAGTGGAAAGGCGACGAGGATTATTTAACGTGGCTTGATGGCTGCCTGGCGCAGTTCTGGCGAGTCCTCAAACCATCCGGCAGCATCTATCTGTTTTGCGGCCACAGGCTTGCGGCAGATATCGAATTGTTGATGCGCCGCCGGTTCAGTGTCCTGAATCACATCATCTGGGCAAAGCCGTCCGGAAGGTGGAACGGCTGCAATAAAGAAAGCCTGCGGGCTTACTTCCCGGCGACCGAGCGGGTTCTTTTCGCCGAACATTATCTTGGGCCGTACCGACCTAAAGATGATGGATATGAGCAGAAAGGGACTGAGCTAAAGCAAAGCCTGATGGCTCCCCTGATCGACTATTTCCGGAACGCGCGCGCATCACTTGGTGTGACGGCAAAGGAAATTGCTGACGCCACCGGCAAGAAGAATATGGTTTCGCACTGGTTCGGCGCCAGCCAGTGGCAACTACCTGGCGAAGCCGATTACCTGAAGTTGCAGGCGCTGTTCACGCGCATAGCCACTGAAAAGCACCAGCGGAGCGAACTGGATAAGCCTCATCATCAGCTGGTGGCCACGTACCATTCGCTTAACCGTAAATACTGCGAGCTACTGGAAGAATACAAATCGCTGCGGCGTCACTTTGCGGTCACCGCGGTGGTTCCGTATACGGACGTATGGACCTACAAGCCGGTGCAGTTTTACCCTGGCAAACATCCGTGCGAAAAACCTGCGGACATGCTCAGGGACATTATCAACGCCAGCAGTAGACCCGGTGATCTGATCGCTGATTTCTTTATGGGATCAGGCTCTACGGTCAAAGAAGCGGTGAAACTTGGCCGCCGCGCGATCGGTGTTGAACTTGAAACAGACCGCTTCAATCAGACAGTTGATGAAGTGTCCGAAGTATTGATTACGAAAAGTAAATGAACATAAAGGCCCGTTTTATCGGGTTACAGAATTTGGGCTGCCTCCGGGCAGCCTTTTTATTCCCCTCATTCTGAGAGGACTCACAGCATATACGAGGGGGCTAAATGTCCGAACCTGTTTCCGGTTCCGCGGCGGCGGCAAGCGCTTTAACCGGTGCCAGTTTGTATGGCTTGTTAACTGGCACTGATTATGGCGTCGTGTTCGGTGCGTTCGCTGGTGCCGTGTTCTATGTCGCCACTGCTGCTGATCTGACGATTCTCCGCCGTTCGGCCTACTTCATCGTTTCTTACTTCGCTGGCGTGTACGGCTCAGGGCTGGTGGGTTCAATGCTGGCGAGCGTCACCCATTACAGC